ATTGGGAACGTCCCTCTTCCTCATTACCGAAGGGATCGCCACGGTAGTACTCAGTGCCACGGGCGCGGGTTGGGGAGATGTCGGTGTCGATATAACTGATTGCGTCGGTGATGTCCTGCGTAATGATCGCCTGCAACTCGTCATCGTCCATCGGCTCCTGCGCTGAGATGTCGGTGCTGATTGGGAGTTCGTTCATGTTCATATCGGTACTTTCTTCAAGATCACGTACATGGAATCAACGGCGCGGGGTGTCCGCATCAATTCCTCTTGGGGTAATTCTAGGCTAGCACCGTAGTCACTGAGCCTGCACTCAAGGTGGATCATCTCGAACTTGGTGTCCTTCCAGCCCAAGTACCACGACCATTCGCAGTAATAAACCCACGACTTCTCGTTGAAGGCGCGGACGTGCGTTGGGTCCTGCCAGGCTCCAAGGCTCAAGTCGTAGGGTACTTGGATGTGCATCTTGCCACCCATCTCCAGCATATCCCTGCAATTCTTCATGGCCGCCACTAGGTCGGGCAGGTGTTCGAGTACGTCGTTGGCGATGATCTGAGAGAACTGGCGGCTTGGCACTGGCTTGCAGATGTCCATCACCCAGTCGGCTCCGACATCGTCGCGGATGTCTGCGTTGATACAACCCTCGCGCCGGTCTTTGCCGGAGCCGAGGTTAAGAATTGAACCAGTCTGCTGCATAACGTGGCCTGTTTTCAATGATCCACGGTTTGGCCTGGGCAGTAAGTTTTTCTCCGTCAAGGCCAATAGTTTGTGAACCAATGTGGTGAACGTAGGATCGGGATAAGTAATGCTGGAACCCAGCGGCTCGCAGGTCTTCACAGTGGACATCATCGGAGTACCAGTTCAGGGGTGGGAACTTGAACGTGTTCCACGCCTCGTCGCTGATCCACCCGAATATCGGGGAGAGGCAATGCATCGGAATGATGGAGTCCTCGTAAGGGTATTTGAAGTAATTTAGTTTTTCATTAAACGGGTTCGACCTGATGTTCTGCACAGGTCGGGCTGCGTCGCATCTTGCCGATACCCAGCCCAAGGGTTCCTTGAATTGCTTCTTGAGTTGCATCACGTCCTCAAGCAGGTACTTGTAACTGGTGGGGGTTACAACAATGTCATCGTTTGCCACCACCACGGAACTGAACCCATCGGAAAACGCCTTGTCGATGATGGCGTTGTAGGCATCACCGAAGTTGCTCTTGTCACCCTCCATCTTGTAGTCGGCCTCAAAGTGGCTGATGACGTGCAAAGGTCCGCGCAGGTAAACGGGAGCCTCTGGGCAGTACTCGTCGATACTTGCCAACATTACGGCAAGACCCTTGCCGGTGACGGTTGAGATGCAGATCGGAGAAATCATTTCGATTTGTTTCTCGCGCTGATCGCCTTTGCCTTGGACTTTGCGTCTGCCTTGCTTGACGCGCCCCAAGCGTTGAGGCTAAGTAGCAACCGCGTCGGCTTGCCGTCCTTGTACTCAGGACCGGCGTTACCCGCCATCCGCGCAAGAAAACTCGCACGGCGCGGGTTATCGCCTGACTTGACTGGCGGCTTGATGTCTTGGCCTGCCGCCTTCAGGCTGGCGCGGCCCTTGGCATTCAGACCGCCTTTAGGGTTTTGACCCTCCTTGCGTTGCCAAGCCGCTGTCATTTCTTCTTCATTGGCTTTTTGGCTGTCTTGGCAGACTTCTTGAAGTCGGCTGCGCTGGGTGCTGCCTTGCTGCCAACTTTGTTCATCTTCTCGCCGCTGCCTGCCTTGATACGGGCTTGCTTGGCGTTGATATTTGCGTAGAGTCCTGCTTTCATTCGTCTTCCCCTTCGGTTTCTGATTCCATCTCTTCGTCTTTGGCCTCGCCGGTGTTAGGGCCACCAACAACCCACGCACGGCAACTACGGCTGGCCGCGCACTTGAAGTCAAAGATTTCGCAGTAGCCAAGGTCAGCCAACTTGATAACGTCAGCGGGATCAGCGTCGTTGCCGATGCCATCAGCGATGCACTGCTTGATTGAGTCGGATACGTTAAACGCCGCGCAGTTACCGCAACGGCTTTGCTTTGCTTCCTCGGCAGACACGTCCCACTCGTCAGCCATGCGCTTCCAGTAAGCCTCGTTTGGCAGTTTGGGGTTCTCAGGACCGTAGGCCGCGGTGGTTATCGCCTTGGCTCGGTTCTTGAGATTTAGGGTGATGTCTTGAGTTGGAAGCGGACAGTTTGATGTGTCGGTGTCTTCCTTCATCATCTGATCCATCGCGCCTTGGTAGCGTGACGGGACGCTACGGCTTGTCTGTGTGGCCATTACCTATCCTTTCAAAAACTGAATGCCCAATTATGCAACTCTTGGAATATTTCGGCGCAGGGGTTTGTTCCAAACGGAACTTGCCGCCGAGCCGTACATTCCCATGATGGCATCGCTGGCAAATGTGAGACAGAATGCGTCACCCCTGTCTGGCGAGGCCAAGCCACGTTTGCGAATCTCATCTTTTCCCTCAATCTGAATCTTGCCGCTTGACGTGAACGAGTACCTCACGGCAGCCAACTCAGCGATTAGGGACTCATCCCTGGGCATCTTGCAGTCGCGCTGCTCCAGCCAAGCCTTGGCCTTGTGCCACAACTCAGCCTTCAGGTTTCTGTAGGTCGCACCCATCGCCGGAGACTCCGAGACGTTGATGCCACGCGCTGGCAACTTCAGTTCTCGTAGCCTGTCAACCACTCCAGCACCCAAACCGATGCTGTCCACAAGAATCTCATGGGGTCGCTGGCTGGGTTGCAGGGCCTCGTACTCTGCAACGACTGCGCCGGTGAGTTGCATCAAGTCCAAGTTCTTCCAAGTCTTGACGGGTTCTAGGACGGCATTGCCCTGACGCTTGCACAAGGCAGATCGGTCGGAACCGAACCGCGCGACGTCCAATCCCCACACAAGACGGGCGTGTGCGGAGGGTTCAACGTCACGGTTCGTGGCCATCTCAAGCAATTCCATCGGGATGACGGTGTCGTCGTCTGACCTAGGGAACTCTCCAAGTACGCGAATACGGAAGGCGTTTGACTCCTCGCCGTACCTTGACCTCATCTCATCAACGTAAGCCTCTGACACTCTGGGTGAGTCGGTGCAGTTGACCCGCATCGTGATCCAGTCATCCTTGAGCCTGTTGTGGGTGTCGTAAAAGAACCCTGAACTGCGCACAGGGTTGCCCAGCAGCAGGGTCACGGCAGAGTGTCCCGACATGGAACCGGCCGCGGCCTCGAATACCTGCTCGGGGATACCCGACGCCTCATCAGCGACCAGCATCACGTTGTCTGAGTGGACGCCCTGTAGGGCTTCGGGCTGCTCGGCTCGGCTGGTTCTCGCTGAGATAAAGGCCTCGTTGGGGGCGTCTTTGACCTCGATGCGGTCCTGCTTGACTTCGAGTTGATCTCTCAGGGTTTCGGGCAGCGCCTTCACCCAGCGCTTCAGTTCCGCGAACAGGGCGTCATAGAGTTGGCTGGATGTGGGGGCCGTCAAGACGATTTTCACTGGGAACCGTAGGAACAGATACCAAAGGATCGCCCAGGACGCTGCCGTGGACTTGCCGACGCCGTGGCCTGACCTGACGCTGATGCGTCGGTTGCCGTCCGCGATGTGGGCAAGAAACTCCTTCTGCCAGGTGTCGGGCTGTGTGTTGAGTACCTCTTGGACAAACAGGGTTGGGTTGTGCTTGTAGCGTTTCACGAACGCGATGAACGGGTTCTTGTCTTCGGCTGCGGACATGGCCGCAATCTGTTCCATTGCTTGAGTAGTCAATTCCACATTTTTTTTATTTTTTTTTGGGAGAGGGGCGAGTTCCATAGTGGGGGTGGGGGGTGTGGTCATTGGCGGCTTTCTATGGGTTGTGGTCGGTATTTCTTAGGGGCAGCATCAGTCCCGCCCCCGCCGATGGCACGAAGGGGGGGGTCAGCCGCCAGACGGCCAGAACCCAGCCCCAAGTGGGCAGGATTCCATGATGCGGAACTGTAATTGATACAGTGTTCATTATGT